CTTTAGAGAGTATCTTGATAAACATTGCAGATATGAAGGATGACAGAGGATTAAGAATTGCTGCACAAGGCACAATGCTTATTATCCCAACTGCTTATACTTTCGTAGCTGAAAGATTACTTGAGAGCCAGTTAAGAACAGGAACTGCTGATAACGATCTCAACGCTATTAAGTCTGGTGGATACTTACCACAAGGCTATCATGTGATGAGAAGATTAACAGACAGTGATGCATTCTTTGTTAAGACTGATGTTCCTGATGGACTTAAGATGTTCCAAAGAAGCCCAATGAAAAAGGGCATGGAAGGCGACTTTGAAACTGGAAACATTCGTTATAAAGTGAGAGAAAGATATTCTTTTGGTTTCACTGACTGGCGTGGTGTTTTTGGTACAGAAGGTGCAGCATAAGAACCTCGCACTTGGAGAGGGGCTAGTCTCCTCTCCTTTTACTATTAACCTTGACTGCGAAAGCAGACACTAGCCAAGACAAGGAGAATACACATGGCTAATACAACATTTACAGGTCCAGTTATATCTAACAATGGATTTCAAGTTGCTCCAGTAGAACTTGCTGATGGTGACATTACAATTACTAAATTAACACATGGTGGAAGAATTAACTTTGTTCCAGATGGTGGTCAAGACAACACATACACACTTCCAGCACCAGAAGCTGGGGTATCTTACAGATTTGTGTATGGTGGAGCTGCTGCCGATGCAACAGACGCTATATTCATAACACCTGGCAATGCAAACTTTTATATTGGTGGTGTAACTTTCTTAGATACTGACAATGAAATTAGTGCAGTATTTGCAGATGGAAACTCTAACAGTAGCTTGCAAATAAATGTGCCAGCAGGATTTGATGTAACATTTATAGGCGTTGATAGCACAAATTATAGAGTTATGGGTTCTGTTACTTCTGCGACTGCCCCAGCGTTTGCTGACCAATAATTAGGGGGTATAAATGGCTGATATAACAACCACTACTACTATTGAACAGAATACTAAAGAAGCTATTATTTCTTTTCAATATCAGTATGTAGATACTGGAAACGAATCAGCAGTCCTTAAAATAGACGTCTCATCCCTAACACCAAACGCCAATGGCGAAGCGTGTACTGGGGTGAGAATTTTAGAGTGCTGGTGGGTGCTACATGGCTTAACAGTAGAAGTCTTAGCAGACGCCTCTACTGATATTATTATGTTGCATCTTGCAGAAGACCAACAAGGATATCAAAACTTTGAAAAATTTGGTGGGTTACCTTCTACTAAGTCTTTTGGCACTAGCCCAACTGGTGATATAAAATTTACTACTACTGGTGCTGGGGCAGTAGGAGACTCTTACCAAGTGGTTCTTAGGGTGTCTAAAGATTATTAAGGAGAATAAATATGGCTCAAGTATCTTCAATTAGTAGGGTTGGAACTACTGAGCCATTTTATCTTCAAGTAGCTCGTAATCAAATATCGTTTCACAAATCTAACTTTAAATTTGGTTTTAATCCTGACATAGATGATTCGTTAGAGACAGTATGGGCACAAGGTGGTTTGTATTCCTATATAGCTTCTGCTTCTGTGCTAAAAGTCTCTAGCTCGTCAACAGCAGACACCTCAGCAGGAACAGGAGCAAGAACTGTAGAGCTATTTGGCTTAGATACAAACTATGATGAAATAAATGAAACAGTTACTTTAAATGGTCAGACTGCAGTAAATACAACTAATGAATATCTTAGAATAAATAGAATGATTGTTAGGTCTGCAGGAACTGGTACTCAGAATGCTGGTGTTATATATGCAGGAACAGGAACAGTCACGACTGGTGTGCCTGCAAACAAGTACGCTACTATAGCTATAGGCGACAATCAAACTGTTATGGCTTTATGGACAGTTCCAAGAGGATATACTGCATACCTAATACAGACAGATATAACTGTAGCCACTACACAAAATAATAAATATTGCACTGTTCACTTGGTGGCAAGACCAAATGGAGAAGTGTTTCAAATTAAAGATAAATTCGTAAAGGCAGAAAGCTCAGTACATCAAGCATACACTATACCCTTAAAGTTTGAGGAGAAAACAGATATTGAAGTTAGAGCCATAGGCGATAGTTCAGGAGCAGACATAGCTATATCTGCTGGTTTAGATATTATATATATACAAAATGATGGAGCTTAAGTATGGCAACAAGTGGTACAGTTGCATTTAGACCAGATGTAGAAGAGATAATCACTGAGGCTTTTGAGCGTTGTGGTATTGACGTACAAACAAGAACTGGTGATCAAGCTATATCTGCAAGAAGAAGCATTAACTTATTGTTTTCTGAGTTTGCTAATAGAGGCATAAACTATTGGACTTTATCACAAAACACCTTGCCTTTAGTTAATGGTACTACGAGTTATACACTTCCAGTGGGAACTATAGATATATTAGACGCAGTCATAAGAGATAGCTCAAGTAACACAGATCAAATTATTAATAGAATTACAATACAAGATTATAATCAATTGCCAAACAAAGATACTGCAGGAAAACCAAGTCAGTATATGATAGATAGGCAATATACGCCAGTAATTTACTTTTGGTCAGTGCCTAATACATCTACATATTCTTTAGTTTATTGGGCTATGAACCAATTAGAGGATGTTACTTTATCTAATCAAGATGCAGATGTGCCATATAGATGGAGTGACACTATATGTGCTGGGTTAGCTTCTAAATTGGCTATGAAATATGCACCAGAGAAATTTCAGTTATTAAACGAGATGTATGAAAGGTCTTTTAACTTTGCGGCATCAAGTGATAATGATGGCGTAAGCTTGAGGGTTCAGCCAACTGCGTTGAATATGACATAATGGCGAAATTAGCTAGTGGCAAAAAATCTGTAGCTATAAGCGATAGAAGTGGTTTTAAGATTAAATATACTGATCTTAAGACAACTTGGGATGGCTTGCGTGTTGAGCCTAGCGAATGGGAACCGAAACACCCACAATTAACGCCAGCCAAAAATGTTGTAGATGCTACTGCTTTATTCCAACCACGACCAGACAATGATCCTGAAAATGTATCTATATTTTATGGCTATAGTACACAAAATATATTTGCTTCAAGAGTAGAACGCTCACAAAAGGGTGTAGGTATTGTAGGAGTTGGTTCTGTAGGCTTCTTGGATACAATTAGGGCTGACATGAAAGTAGATGCCACTGGTGTGTCTGGAACTGGAGCAATAGGATTAGAGGTTGTAGAATTAGAAATTAATGAGACTGGCATAGCTGGAACTGGAGCTATAGGAACTGAGACATCCAATGCTGAAGCAGAGCCTTCAAGTGCAATAGGAACTGGGGCTATAGGAGATGTTATAGTTTCTGACAACGAAGACGTAGTGGTTACTGGTGTCGCTGGTACTGGAGCTATTGGAACATTTACATTCTTCATAACTACTGATGCCCCAGTCAGTGGCGTAAATGGCACTGGTGCAATAGGTGTAGAAACACCAGAATCAGAGATTAATGAAACTGGAGTTGCAGGAACTGGAGCTACAGAAGCGTTTGGCGTAAGTGGAAATGGTAACATTCTATTACAAGTAACTGGTGTAAGTGGTATAGGAGCAACTGGTGCAGTTGGCGAAGAAGTAGGGGTTTCAGAGGCAATAGAGACTGGCATAGCTGGAACAGGAGCAATAGGCACATCAAGTATAACCTTTGATTATTCATCATGGGGTGACGCTACTTGGGGTGATGGAACTTGGGGTGAATAAATGAATTATACAAACTTAGTAGCAGACATACAAAATTTTATGGAAGATGATAGTACAGAATTTCAAAATTCTATACCAGATATTATAACACAAGCAGAGGCAATGATATTTGCTAGATTACCTAGTTTACCTTGTTATAGACAAAAGCAAAGTGCTAACCTTGTAATTGGTACTGCAGAATATGTAGTAGCCAACGCTAGAATGATTAGGCAAGTTTCAGTGACCAAAGCAGATAGTGATGTAATATATCTAAAACATAGATTAGATTCATACTTAAGAGACTATGTTCCCAATGCCACTACACAAGGCACACCATTTATGTATGCGACAAAAGATGCTGACACAAATGGTATAACAATATTACTGGGCCCAGTACCTTCAGCAACGCTTGCTTATGAGGTGGATTTCGTGGGTCTAGAAACAGGATTATCTGTTTCCAATGCTAATAATTGGATAGGAGATAATGCAGAGCAAGTTTTATTATCAGCTTGCCTATATGAAAGTTCCTCTTTTCTAAAGGCACCCGATAGTGTAAACTTATATAAAGCACAGTTTGATGAAGCAATAGCTTTATTTCAACAAGAGATGCAACGTAATTATAGAGCAGAATACGAAGGAGGTATTTAACAAATGGCAATTACACAAGCAATGTGTACAAGTTTTAAGGCAGATGTTTTAAATAAAGAACAGGATCTTGAAGCTGATACACTAAAAATAGCACTTTACACAAGTTCTGCAACATTAGGAGCAGCAACTACTGCGTATTCTACAACAAATGAAATATCAGGAACTGGATACACAGCAGGTGGAGAAACATTAACTACAACTACAGTAGCGACCACTGGCACAACTGCATACTTTGATGCAGATGACCCAGAATGGACTGGTGCAAGTTTTACTGCTAGAGGTGCTTTAATATACAATAGCACTAACGCAGATAAAGCTATAGCAGTTCTGGACTTTGGTGGAGACTTTACAGTTTCAAGTGGTACATTTAGGATTGTATTTCCAGCAGCAGGGGCTTCAGCAATTATAAGGATAGACTAAAATGGCAAGTACATACGTTAATGATCTTAGACTTAATGAAATGGCTACTGGCGATGCCAGTGGTACATGGGGAACAATAACTAACACTAACTTAGAGCTTATAGGAGAGGCTTTAGGTTATGGAACACAAGATTGCTTTACCTCAGATGCTGACGCCACAACTACAGTTGCAGATGGTGCTACAGACCCAGCAAGGGCAATTTATTTTAAAGTCACATCGTCAGCAACTTTAACTGCAACAAGAACATTAACTATTGCACCTAATACAGTATCAAGACTTCAGTTTATTGAAAACGCTACAACTGGCAGCCAGTCCATAAATATATCTCAAGGTAGTGGGGCAAACGTAACTATAGCTAGTGGTGAGACAAAGGCAGTATATCTTGATGGTGCTGGCAGCGGAGCAGCAGTAGTAGACTCTTTCGCCACGTTTTCAGTAGCAAACGCTAGATTTGCAGATGGTTCTAACTCTGCTCCATCTATATCTTTTACCTCAGATACCAATACTGGTATCTATAGAGGTGGCACAGACATATTAAAGTTTGTAACAGCAGGAACAGATGCTATTACGATTGATGCTAGTCAAGATGTTACTCTAGCAGGGTCTATGCAAGTTGATGGTGCAGTAGATATGGCATCTACATTAATAGTTAATGACAGTGTTACTTTTCAAAGTTCAGGTTCTTCAAAACCAGTTTTAACATTAAAAAATACTAATGCTGATACCACTCCTCCTTCTCTTACATTTCAGAAAGACAGTGCTTCCCCAGCAGATAATGATGAAGTTGCAAATATAAATTTTTATGGTGATGATGATGGTGGTTCAGTTGCCGCATATGCTAATTTAAAAGTAGTTTCTACAGATGTTTCTGATGGTGTTGAAGATGGTAAAATGACCATAAAAACTATGGTAGGTGGAGTATTAAGAAATAAACTTGATATTACATCTTCTGAAGTTGTCATTAATGAGGATAGTATTGATTCAGACTTTCGTGTTGAATCAGATGCTAGTCCTAATGGCTTGTTTCTTGATGGTGGTAGTGGTCATGTAGGTATTCATGCAGTGCCAACAACAACAAGCTCAGTGTATAAAGGTGTGCAAACTGGTTTAGGTGGAACTTTATTAGGTCGTACAGATGATACACCCATATATTTGTCATCAAATTTAACTTATACTGATAACTGGAAATATATAGCAAATACTACTGGCACACAAATAGCACTTGCTACAAATATGCAATTTTTCACTGTTGCTAGTGGTACTGCTGGGAATACAGCTACATTAGAAGAACGTGTCCGTATCACTAGTGGAGGCGCCGTGGGTATTGGTACTACCTCACCAGCAAGTCCATCAGGATTTGGTACTGCTGGTATTCTACACTTAAGAGGAGCTACAAGTAATGATTGTTCTATTGTTTTAGAGGGATTGTTTGGTTCTGGTGGTAGACAAGAAATTGGTATTTCTAGTGGTAAATTGTTTTTTAATCGTGGAGCAGCAACTGGGTCTATGTCAACAAGTATGGTAATAGATAGTAGCGGCAACGTCGGTATTGGTACTACTAGTCCCTCACAAGCCTTAACAATTAATGATGGTAGTATTACTAGTAATGTTACCCATACATTTAATCTTTTTGGTGCAACTGGAACTGGTGGTAGTTCTGCCTATGTAACATATAGTTTTGTTGGTGACCCTAATACTGGTATGTTTAGTGGAACAGCAGACACTTTAAAGTTTGCTACTGGTGGCTCAGAACGTATGCGTATAGACTCAGCAGGTCGTGTTGGCATAGGTGTAATACCAACTGCACAGTTTAGCCACAACATTTTACAAATAGGACATCAAGCTACTCTTGGTGC